AGGTCAGTCTAGTGGTGTTAGCCAATCTATAGGTGATGTTTACATTACTGTAGAAAGTTCAGACCCTGAAACGGCTGGTTTTGATGTTGAAACAGCTTTCCAAAACATGCTTACTGACAACTTAAGAAGAGCATCTTCAAGCCAACAGGTAACAGAGAAATAAGGAATCCCAATGGCACTAGCATTTTTGTTTGAAGATGATTCTGTTATGTACATTGACGCTGTAGAATCTTACTCAAAAGGCTACAGTTCAAACATAGCAAATCATCCAGTCGATAAGTCGGCAGTAATCACAGATCATGTGTCTAGAGAAAACCCCTCCTTTAACTTGAAAGGTGTTATCTCCGCTGCTGACTTCCACGTAACCTACACACGCTCACCAGAACTACTGAACGATAATATAGACCCCGCTTTCAACAACCCTGTTGACGGTGCAGTAATTACATCCACTTCTTCAGTTCTTGATTACCTCCCTGGAAGTGTTCAACAGTTTCTCTCAAGCACGAATCCTACTAGTGTGAGTGTTGACCCCTTTCGAGGATTCAATCACCAAGCCGCAAGAGATCGTTTGAATCATGCTTGGGAGACTTCTGAACTAATCGTACTATTGGATTATGACCACGATATAACCACTGGCAGGTCAGTCTCGGTAAGGCGTGTAGAAGATTGTCTAATACAGAACTACACAGATAATGAGGGTGTTAGGACTGGTGACTCGTTTGAATTCACTATGACACTTCAAAAAGTACGTTTCGCTTACTTAAAAGAAGTTGATATCAAGGTTACACAAGAGTCTGTATCTGATGCCGCTGCGGGTCAAGATGACTTAGGTGATCAATCTGATGGAGGAGGTGATCTAGAGTTTGATGACATTGATGAGTCCACAACTGTAAGTACAAAGTTCAATGAATCACCTTTCACCAATGCTCTTGTAGACTTTATTAACGGAGGTTCATTATGATAGTAAAGAAGTGTCCTTTGTTCCCCCAGCCTTTCTATAAATACACAGTAGACCTGTCCAACGAAACATTTACATTATCCTTTAGGTGGAATGGAAGGCTTGAACAATGGTTGATGAGTATTGAAGATGCTGAGGGTAAAATAATTGCAAGAGGTATCGCACTTGTCCCTCTCTACCCACTAACTGATCAACTTTCCCTAGAAAGCCCCGTTGGAGACTTTATATTAGTGCCTGTAGAAAGGACTTCACCAAGTATACCCATTCCTAGAGAAATCTATAAGACTCACAAGCTAGTTTATGTAACTGATTAACGGAGGTTCTGTGTCAACATCAAAACAATTCAAACGCACTTACGAACTTCTAATAGGTGAGACTAATGGTGGTAGTGGTTTAAAGCTAGTTGGTAATGAAGATACAAGTGAAGGTCTGCAACTTCAGTTCGATATTAAGAAGAATATAGATAATAAAGAGCAAAGCAACTCATGCAATCTTAAACTCACCAACCTCTCTGAAGCTTCTATTAACTCTATTCGAAAGCGTAACTCAGCGGTTATACTTAAAGTGGGTTACAATGGGAACAACAAGGTTCTTTTTTCTGGTATGAATTCTGAACTAGAAACTGATGACAGTGGTTCTTCTGACAAGATTACTTCTATCAAGTGTGTACCTGCTGACAATCTCTACTACTCACCAACAATTTCAAGAACATTTCCAGCGGGTACAACTCCAAGGGACATTATAAGCTTCTTGATAGGACAGTCTACTGTGTTGTCCAAGGCCTCTTTCAACTCTAAGAATATAGATGTTAAGTTCCCTTTTGGTTATCCAGCCGAAGGGAGTGTCCAAGAGGTTATGAATGAGCTTTCTAGGGACTTCGATTTCAATTATCGTATTGACGGCTCCCGTATATACGTTAATGACCCTAATCGTTATCAGTCCCCTAGCAGTATTGAACGTGCATTTGTTATATCACCTAATACAGGTTTAATAGGTACTCCTACTTTTGCTACAGCAGACGGTTCTAAGAATGACAAAGACTCTACTGCAAAAGATGGTGTCAAGTTCAGGGCATTACTAAACCCTTTGCTACAGCCTGGACAAGCAGTTCAAATAAAAGACACAACAATCGCAGGAACATACCGCATTAACACAGCCGAGTATAAAGGTGATTGGCGTGGCTCTGCATGGGAAGTCACTTGTCACTGTGCCAAGATTATAGGCGAGGAGGTCTAAGTGGAAGGTATTTCTATAGAGGGGTTACTTAATCAGTATTCCAAGAACTCTACAAACGCAATGTTCACTTCCATTCCTGGTCGTGTTGTCGGGACTCCAAACTTAGCAGAACAAAGAGTCGATGTACAAATCCTTGTCAATAAAGTAACTACAGATAATGTTTCTAGGGAGCATACAGTTCTTCTTAACGTCCCCTTAGTATTCCAAGGAAGTCAGTCTTCTCAGTTCTCTTTCCCAGTGGTTTCAGGCGATACAGTTTTATTGGTGTTTAGCCAGCGGTCTATTGATAGGTTTAAATTAGGCGGAAAAGAGCCACATACTCCTGCTGATTTCCGTAAGTATTCTAAGAATGATGCGATGGCACTCCCAGGCTTGTTTTCTTTCACTGATGCTATTAATAACCCTTCAAAGAGGACTCTCAGCCACTCTACTGATGATGCGGTAGTGTCTCACAACATTGGCACTAGCAACGAATGTGAAGTTAGGTTGAAGGCTTCTGGTGGTATCGTAATCAATGCTCCAGGTAATCAGGTTACTGTGAATTGTGACACTTCAACTGTGAATGCAGATACTTCTTCTGAAGTTAACACTCAAAGCGCCACAATTAACGCTTCCTCTGCTACTACTATAAACAGTCCAGACACCAACGTAACTGGCAACTTGAATATACAAGGTCACTTAAACTTTGTTGGAGCTACTGGTTCTGCTGATGTTGTAGCAAGTGACAAGTCTCTTGTGAGTCACACGCATACAGGTGATAGTGGCGGTAGTACAAGCCCTCCTAACTAATAGGTAACAAATGGACATTCTACTGAGCGATGAGCATGACATATCTCTTGATGGTGGTGACTTCAAACTATCGTCAACAGCACCGACGAGCCTGCAACAAAGACTCCGTATCAAATTACTTACTTACCAGGAAGAATGGTTTTTAGATGTTGATGAGGGCATCCCTTACTATCAGTCAATATTAGGTAAGAATAGAGCTAAAGAGACTATTGACCTGATCTTCAAAAATGCAATCTTAGCGGAACCAGAAGTTTTATCACTTGAGTCTTTTTCTTCAAGTATCGACAACAGTACAAGAGTGTATTCACTGTCTTTCGTAGCTAGGTCTGCTGAGGGTAATGCGTTGGTTCCATTAGATATTACAATTTAAATAAGGATTAAAAATGGCCGGTGTTACAAAAGAAGGTTTTGAATTAAAGAGGCTACAGCAGATTATTCAAGACCTGCAATCAGAGGCAGTCAACCAATATGGCTCAAGGATATCTACAGATGTAAACAGTGTACTTGGAAGGGCTTTGCGTATCACTGCCCCCTCTCTGTCGGATTTATGGGAGGCTTCCGAGCAAACTTACAACAGCTTTTTCCCAGGTAGGGCTACAGGGAACTCACTAGACGCTCTCGCAGAACTTGCAGGGCTTACGAGGTTTCAAGCCAAGTCTACAAATTGTCCTGTAGTTTTAGTTGCCCAGAAAGATACTGAACTTTTATCTGGCAGTCTTGCGCGTAGTTCCTTTACAGGGGAGTTATTCGAACTTCAAACCCCTGTTTTCTTCAACACCGATAATGTTACTGCGATTCAGCTAGAGCCTGTTAATTCTGTTGAAGGCAATACCTACAGTGTTACTTATGGAGGTTCTTCTGTTTCCTATACTGCAAAAGTTGGTGATACGGTAGCGGATATCGCGGCAGAGCTTTCAAACTTGTTTAACAGCATTTCACTGTTTGAATCACAACCCACGGATTCTATCTTTAAAATAAAATCCTTGGATGTTTTCAAAACATACAATTTTACCTTCAGTCCCAACATAGTCGCCAGGGAAGTTAGTAAGATTGGTAATGTATCTGCATCGAATAAAGGTGTTATAGAACAACCAGCAGGCACGATAGACACAATTGCTGCCCCTATCTCTGGGTGGGTTTCAGTAATCAACCCAACAGATGCTAGTGTTGGCCGTAATAGAGAAACAGATATTGAGCTTCGTTTTAGATTTTCAAATGCTAAAGAAACGCGTGCAAGCAATACACTAGAGGCGATTTACTCAGATATACTTGGTTTACAGGATATTGATAAGGTTGTTGTTTATGAGAATGACACAGGAGAAGTAGATTCAAGAGGATTCCCTGAACACTCCATTACAACCGTGGTAGAAGGGGGCAATTCCCTGGATATTGCTAATATTATCTGGCAGAACAAGCCAGCAGGTATTAGGACATTTGGAAATACCACGATCACAATCAACGACTCACAGGGGTTTAATCAAGACATTAATTTAGTTAGACCTGTTGAAGTTCCTGTCTATGTTAACCTGAATATCACAGCGCTAAGTGGTTTTGCAGCGGACGGTACTAATCAAATCAAAGAAGCTATTATCGACTACATTAACAAGCAGTACACTATCAGTGACGATGTTGTTTATTCAAGACTCTATACGCCTATTAATAGTGTGCCTAACCATCAAATTGAAAGCTTAACTGTTGGAACTTCCTCGACTACAACTGCCATGGCTAACATCCCTGTTGCTTTTGATGAAATTGCCAGAAGTTCTACAAGCTATATCACAATTACGGTAGGATGATATGACTATTGATAAGCAGAGGTACTTAGATGTAGCTAAGCAAAGATACACTGAACAGTTCAAAAACAAGGAAAACTTCGGGAAGTTAGTAGAAACTTGGGTAGGAGAATCTTTAGAACTCCAAGATGTAATTTCAGACATTGATGACATTAAGTATATTGACAAGGCTAGTGGAAAGCAACTTGATAATATAGGAGATATTGTTGGGCAACCTAGGCTTCTGATTGATGCCGACTTGATTGCATTCTTTGGCTTCCAGGGTATTTCAATATCTAAGTCATTTGGTGATTTGAATGATGTTTCTGCGGGGGGTCGTTGGAAGTCTCTTGGAGAATATTCTACTGGCAATATTCTACTCTCAGATAACGAATATAGACTGTTTATCCGAGCTAAGATAATTAGAAACACGACTGTCGCAACTACTGAAGATGTGATTGATTCAATAAAGTTCCTATTCCAAGCTGATAAAGTTCATCTCATCGAAGGTGAGTATCCCGCGTCTTATAGAGTGGCTGTTGGCAGTGTACTCACACAACAACAGAAAAACCTCATCAAGTATGACTACCAAGACGGTGTAAAACGGAACTTAGTTGTAAAACCCGCTGGCGTGAGGATTGATAGTTTCTCGGAATTTAACCCTGATCAATTCTTTGGATTCCAGGGTGTACAAGGTAGTAGTGGGTATGGTGATTTACTAGAAATTGCCGAGTACATCCCTTACTACCAGACATTTGGTTTGTTCGGATTTGATGGGGGTGAGTACGCACAGCCTTACGGGGATGTAAACAATCCATCAGCAGGGTCACGTTGGAAGTCTCTCGGTGAGAGTTCTGATGTGAACAATATCGTCTACGAAGGCCCACTGAAGAAATTCCAATACAAAGACCCTACTGTAACTAGCATATCTATCGGCGGTTACTACTCATCTATTGTTAACTAAAAGGTAATATTATAATGGCTAAGATTGATAAACCTAACAACATCACTGAAAACATTTGGGGTTCTGGAGGAGATGTTGTTGAACCTACTAATGCTAAGAAACAGCAAGGTTGGACTGCTGAGATACCACCTTTCCAGTTTGAGAATTGGATTAATTTCACTAACCAGTCAGCTATTGCACATATAGTCCAACA